CCTAACATTTTTTAAGAACCATATTTATATACATACAAAATGTAAATATATTAATATGTCAACAGAATTCGAATTATTTAAAGGTAAATCATTAAGTGGTCTTTTTGAGGATATCTACAATAACCAAGTTTCTAAAAAACAAAAGATTAGCGGCCTTATAGAAGAACTTAAAAAAATGGTAAGACATGCCGGCGATATGGGAACATTAGGTCCTATCATTGGTGGGTTGGTTGATAGTTCTGTAAAAAATGATGACCAATTAGTTAAATTAGCAACAATAGCAACTAAGATAATAGCATCGGAAAAGAAAACAGAAGGACAAGAAGGATTCTTATCAACATTTGAAAAAGAACAATTACTTAGGGATTTGGATGAAACTAAACAAGAGGTTGAGAGAGTTGATGATTTAGAATTTGAATTAGAGGAGTTAAAAAAGAAAATGAAATAATATGGGAGAATTTATATCAGCTAGGCTTTCGCAAGCTAATAATTTAGAACGTGATACTTCCGGATTAGAAGAAAACGATATTGGTATTGTTTATGATGTTATTTTAGATGAAACGCATGAATTAATCAAAAAAAATATATTAAGTATTGCTGATATTGGTAGTATTCTTTTTAGAGAATATGGTAATAATTTACAATCTTCTGACGATTTACCAGCAGCTATGCCAATTGATAAGAATTTTACTAGTATTCCTGTTATAAATGAAAAAGTACAAATAATAAGAAATCACTTAGGAACTTTTTATAAAAGAATACAACGTGACTTCACACCTAATAATAGCGCTATTGATAGTGAGATATCTTCAAAATTAAATAAATCAAAAGATATATCAGATAATAATATAACTTCATATAAAAATACATCTTTTACAAAAATAGCAAATTCAAATATAAGTAAAAATTCAAAATATGATAAATTTGGAAAATATTTTTTAGAAGATAGAAAAATTCATAAATTAAAATTATACGAAGGTGATTCTGTAATACAATCTAGATTTGGTCAATCAATAAGATTTTCGGCATATAATAATCCAAAAAATGAATTTTCTCCTGTAATAATTTTAAGAAATGGAGAAAATGAAATAAATAAATCTAAAGATTCTTTTTCAACTGTTGAAGAAGATATTAATAGAGATGGCAGTGTGATAGCTATGACATCAAACTTATATCAGTTAAATTTTAAACCTGGTGTATTAGATAAAGCAGGTTCATCTGATTTTGAAACAAAACCAGAATCATTTATGGATTATCCATCTAAATTAATAGGAGACCAACTTCTTTTAAATTCTGGAAGAATAATATTATCAGCTAAAAATGCTGAAATGATATTTTATTCGAAGAAGAATTACGGATTTATTTCAGATGGTGGGATGTCTATTGATAATAAATTGGGAATTGATGTTAGTGTAAAAGATAATATTAATATTGTTACAAATGATAGAGATATTGTAATGTATACTGGAAATGGTTCTATATTTCTTGGTAATAATCAATTAGAACCAATGGTAAAGGGGCAACAATTAGTTGATTTACTTCAAGAACTAATTGTAGCTTTAATGTCACAACAATATTTAACTCCATCTGGACCAACGGCATTAGGGCCGGAAAATTTTAATGATTTTATTTCAATATCCGAAAAATTAAATAATATATTAAGTAAACAAAATCAAACATCATAGTATATGCCTAACAATGTAACAAATATAATTAATACAGCAGGCGCTTCTATAAAAAACTCAGCTGGTAATATTGTAGCGGGCGCGGCAGCTAATTTAAATCTACCTGTAAATCCAGCAGATGCATTAGCTTCCGCAAAAGGATTAGCTTCTAATATTGGTGGGATGGCAGGTGGTGCAGCCGATATGGCAAATTCTCAATTGAAAAATGCTATGGATACTGCTAATAAATTAAAAGATTTAGCAAAAAAGCCAGATATTCCAAAAATACCTAATTTAAAATTATTAAGATTAAAACCTTTACAAAAAATAAAACCAAAGGAACTTAAAGTACCTAAAAAATTTAAAAAAGCAAATGATTTTAAAGCAGCTTTAGAAGCAGCTCAAAGTGCTAAGGATTCTGTAATGGGAGCTGTTGGTAATATTCAATCTGCAGCAGCTGGGGCAATGAGTTCAGTTCAAGGAGCTGTTGGTAATATTCAATCTGTAGCAGCTGGGGCAATGAGTTCAGTTCAAGGAGCTGTTGGAAATACACAAGGTATGGTATCTAATATTACAAATAAAATAGGAGGTTAATTATGTCTTGGGAACTGTTTAGAGAAAATGTATTACGAATTGTAAATGCACCTGAAAACATTAGTAATATAGATTTAGTTGCCGAAACATATGCAAGAGAATACGATGCTGCAATAAAAAGAGGTGGTGATACTATAAGTCATATACCTTTAACAAAAGGTAATATTGATTCTATGAAGCAATTTTTTAAAATAGCTTTACAAAAAGGATTATCATCTAAATCAAATTATGATTTAGTTGGTGAAATGGGTTCTGGTGTTATTTCTTATTGGACTATGGGTACAATGGCTAATGTACCACCACCTCTTGTATCTACTAAACAAATTATGGGAGGAGCTATTGCAAATATAATTGTAGCGCAAAATATAATAACAGATCCTGGTAAATGGGGAGTTATTCAAACTGCTGGAAGCGAAGTAAAATTAAAACCAAATCAAAGTAACCAACCATCAAATACTGGAACTAATAATTCTATTAAAGATGGCGAATCTATTTTATTTGTTGGAGACTCAATTACAGCAGATGCTTATAGTTATCCTATGGTAATTTCAAAATTAAAACCAAATGTAAAAGTAGATGTATTGGCAATTAGTGGTAAGCAAACTGGTTGGATGTTAGAAAACCTTCCATCAAAATTGTCATCTACTAAATATACTAAAGTTTACATATATGGAGGTGTTAATGATATGTTTTCTGGAATTTCTATATCAAAAGCTTTAGGAAATTTACAAAAAATGGTAGACTTGATAAATTCGGCAAATGCAAAAGCATATATAATAATTGGATATGATAATTCTAATATGGATTATACAAAAATGGCAACAACTGTATATGTTAAAGATAAATCCGAATATATTCCTATGATATCAAAATATAAAAGTTATCAAGAGCAAATACCATCTACAATTACAAATTCAAAATTTATACAAACATTTGATATAGGTATATTGGGTGATGGATTTCATCCAAACGCAGCTCAGCATAAAAAAATAGCAAATATAATATTACAAGCTGAATAAAATGTCAATAATAGACCCAAATAAAAAGCAAATATTACTTATAGATGATTTTATAAGATATGCAAAACAGCATTTAAACACTGTTAAAGGTACGGCATTTTGTAGTACAAATTATATAACATCATTAGGAGTACCAACTGCTGGAATATGCGATTGGCAAGGATATTTTGTACCTGATAAAGTTAAAGTAGAACCTGAATCATTAAATGACCCATATTGGGCGATTGCTAAAAATATAGAATCAAAGTTTTCATCGGACTTAACAGACCAAGCAAACCCGTTTATAGGATTATATACTCAAGAAGAACAATTAACAGAAGGACAATATAGAGAACTTAATAAACCAAATGGTACGGTTACTATTAATTATGGAAACACACTGCAAACTTCTTTTGTTGCAACTAATCAAGAAGCTAGAAAAGCAGCTGAAGAATATTTAGGAAACCAATTGGATGATGCCAATTGGAACGCCCTAGTTGCAATAACCTATGCGGAAGCTTCTACAAATCAAACTGAAAGAGCTTGGGTCATGGGTACTATATTAAATAGAGTTAGAATACACTATACACCAAGAGGAGCAGGTAATCCAAATTATAAATCGGAAACTGTAATTGATATAATAAGTCAAGCAGCACAATATCAACCTGTTACTGGTACTACTGCAAATGGACATCAACCAAGCCCAAATTATATAAATGGACCAAACGTAGCAAACGCAAAGTCTATATATGGCGCAGCAACCAATTTGTTAAAAGATGTTCCTAAAGATTGGTATGACTTTACATCAAACAATCCGGCTGATTATGGTGCTGGTACAAATATTAATTATTTGTATAGATTGAGAGAAAGACTTAATCTAAATCCACCTACCGCAAAGGTAGTAGGAAGTACTATATTTGCTAAATAGCAGGTAAATCCCAAAAATACTTAATTCAAATATTTATAAACATAACAAAACAAAGAATAGAATATTATGGACATGGATAAACTATTAGAAGCCATTCAGATTCTTATTAAAGAGGAGCTTAAAGAACAATTACCTAGTTTAATTAAGGAAGGTGTGAAGGCTGAAATGAAAAAAATGCTATCTGAAACAAAAGTAGCACCAAAACCACAATCAAAGGGTATTTCAATGGCAAAAGCTATTTTAAATGATGAACCAATACAAGAATCGGTTCAAAATAAAGTACAGCCAAAGATATTTAGTAAAAACCCAATGATTAACCAAATTTTGAATGAAACTCAAGGAGGTATTCCTCAAGGAGATGGTGGTTATAGAAGTATGAGTTTTGGACAGGCTGATATGGGTTCAATTGTAGGTAGAACAGCAGTAGCTGAGAAAATGGGTTATGGAGATATGGCTAGAGGACCTCAAACAACTGGATTGGGAGTTAATACTGGACATGATGCAATTGATAAAGCATTAAATAGAGATTATTCTGAGCTTGTAAAAAGATTTAATAAGAAATAATGGCAGTATTAATTGGAAAATATAATTTACAAAAGGATAATCCCGATTTACCATCTGGACCATTAGGTCAAGATAATAAATATAGAGGCGATTTTATAAATTATACAGACCAATATGCATTGGGATTAACATTACCTTTACAATTTGGACCAACAACTTTTAGTCAAGCGTATGATAATATTACTCAATTAAAAGCTAATGTTAAAAATTTATTATTAACTCAACCTGGTGAAAGATTAGGACAACCTAATTTTGGAACTAATTTATCTGGACTTTTATTTGAACAAAATGATTCTCAACTTGAAGATAGAATATACACAACAATAGATAAATCTATAAAAAACTGGTTACCACAATTAGCAATTCAATCAATAGAAATAAAGTCTTCAGATGAAATGAAAGATAAAAATACAGTAGAAGTATCAATAATTTTTTCGGCTAATTATAGTGGACAGAATTTTCAAGTAGATTTTAAAGTAAATGCATAACATATGGCAATAAACACTATAAATAAAAATTTTAAAAATAAAGGAAAGGATATTAAATATCTTAATAAAGATTTTAGTCAATTTAAAGAAAATTTAATTGAATTCTCAAAAACGTATTTTCCTAAAACATATAATGATTTTAGTGATGCATCTCCTGGTATGTTGTTTATTGAAATGGCATCTTATATAGGAGATACTTTATCTTATTATATTGATGATACTTTTAAGCAATCATTAATGTTATATGCGGATGATATTCAGAGTGTAACACCATTAGCAAGATATTTGGGATATAAACCAAAAGTAACAAGTCCTTCTGTAACTAAATTATCAGTATATCAATTAGTTCCATCTAAAGGAGTTGGTGCATCTAATATGCCCGATTCTAAATACTATTTAAGAATAAAATCCGGAATGAAAGCAGTATCATCTAATAATAATGTAGAATTTATATCAACAGATGGTGTAGACTTTAGCGATGCAACTGATAGAGAAATAACTGTATATGAAAGAGATAGTACTACTGGAGAACCTACTTTATATTTAGTAAAAAAATATGTAGATGCTATTTCTGGAACAACTGTTACTAAAGAAATGCAATTTTATAATTATCAATCATATCAATTTATTGATTTGCCTGAAAACAATGTAATACAAATACTTGATGTTAGAGATAGTAACAATAATAAATGGTATGAAGTACCATATTTAGCACAAGAAATGGTATTCATTGAGCAACCAAATACAGAAGCAAATGATTCTGATTTATACCAATTTAAAGAAACAGTACCATATATTTTAAAAACAATTAAAACAGCTAAACGATTTACAGTTGTGGTAAATGGTGATAATACAACTACCATTCAATTTGGTGCTGGTGACCCAACGGCTAGTGACGAACAATTAATTCCAAATCTTAAAAATGTTGGATTAGGATTACCAAACTCAATTAGTAGATTAGAAGAATCTTTTGACCCAACTAATTTTTTAAAAACAAAAACATATGGAACATCTCCAGCAAATACTACAATAACTGTTAAATATTTAGTAGGTGGTGGTATTGCATCTAATGTTTCTGCTGGTTCTATTGTAACACTTAATGGTATTGAATTTGATGATGATTTAAATTCATTTAATAATCAAGAATTAGGATTGTATATAAAAATGAAAAATTCCGTTGCAATAGATAATGAAATACCAGCAACTGGAGGTAAAGGTCCTGAAACTATTGAAGAAATTAAACAAAATGCATTAGCAAACTTTGGAGCTCAAAATAGAGCAGTTACTGCAAAAGATTATCAAATAAGAGCATTAACAATGCCTGCAAAATTTGGAGCAATAGCTAAAGTATATGCAACGGCAGATGGTAAATTAGATAATAATTCACCATCATCAATATTAGCATCTCCAAATCATTTGCAAGAATTTACTGATTTAGTAATGAGTTTTGTTAATAAACCAGATTCAGCCGAACCATCGGAGGCAGCTGTTAAAGAAGATATTACCAAATTTTTAATTGGTAAAACTTCAAATGAGAATGAAAAAAACAATCCATTTGCAATTAATTTATATTTGTTAGGATATGATTCTAATCAAAATTTAACAAATATCAATAGAGCAGTAAAAGAAAATATAAAAACTTATTTAAACGAATATAAAATATTAACAGATGGTGTTAATCTTATTGATGGATTTGTTATAAATATTGGAATTGATTTTGAAATAATTTGTTATCCAAATTATAATAAAAGTGAAGTACTTATAAAGTGTATAAATGAATTAAAAGATTACTTTTCAATAGATAATATGACATTCAACCAAACAATTAATTTAAGTGAAGTTGAATTACTTTTAGCTAATGTAGAGGGTGTTTCTTCTGTTCCTATGATGACAATTACAAACAAATGTGGGGGCAATTACGCACCTCATTCATATAATATAGATGCGGCAACTAAAAATAAGATTGTATATCCATCATTAGACCCATCGGTTTTTGAAATTAAATTTCCAAGTCAAGACATAAAAGGAAGAGTAAGATAATGGCATACTATTTTTTAACAGCATCAAAAGATGCAACGGTATATTTACAACAACCAAATCAAAATACTGGTTTAGATGAGATATTAGAAGTTAGTAAAGTTTTCTATGGTAATGTTAGAGATAAATCAAGAGCATTGCTTAAATTTGATGTAGGATATGTATCACAATCTATCTCATCATCTTTGATGGGATTATCGGAAGCTACTCTTATTTTAAAAGAAACAGAAAGTAATGAAATTCCATTGGAATATACATTATATGTTCATCCAATTTCTCAAAGTTGGGAAATGGGAAATGGTACACGATTTGATGGTGTATCTACTCAGGGAGTTACTTGGAATTTTAGAGAAGGTGATTCTAATTTAAAATGGTTACCTATGGACCAGTTTACCGCTGGTTCTACTGGTTCTTATTCTGGATTTGGTGGAGTTTGGTACACATCATATGGAGCATCTCAAAATTATAATTATCAAACGGCAGATGCTAATGTAAATGTATTATCTATGTTAAAAGCATGGATTAGTGGCTCTATTCAAAACAATGGATTAATAATAAAACACTCTGCTGAATTTGAACAAAATGAATTGGATTATGGTATAATAAGATTTTTTAGCAAAGAAACAAATACAATATATCAACCAAAAATAAGAATTGGTTGGGATGACCAATCATTTGTAACGGCATCATTAGTTCCATTAACTTCTGAAACTATTAAAGTGACTGTTAGTAATTTTAAAAAAGAATATAAATTAGGAACTACACCAACAATAAGAGTATTTGGTAGAGAATTATATCCATTAAAAACATTTTCAAATTCGTTTCCATACGATACTTTAAAATATTTACCAAAGACAACGTATTATCAAATAAAAGATATCAATTCAGATGATATAATTGTTCCTTTTAGTAACTATTCAAAAGTTAGTTGCGATTCTTCTGGAAATTATATAAAACTTAATCTTTCAAACTGGGAAGCTGATAGAGTTTACAA